CGTAGTAACTTGGCGCGTGCGATACCGCACCGACGTACTGGGCAGCTGGGAGCTGGACTTTAACAGCCAGCGATATGAGGTAATAAGCGCGCTGCCGGAAGGTCGCAAGCGTTATACCCTTATCAAATGTAAACTGAAAGACAATGCCTAAACAAAAGGGAATTGTTGGCCTTGACGAGCTGCGCAAAAAGCTCCAAAACGCACCTGAGAAACTTAGGCTGCAACAACTGTACGGTGCCCTTCGCCAGGAAGCCACGCCGCTGCGAAATTCAGCGCGTGCTGCCGCTTACGAAGACGTAAACAAGCCAGGCACAAACGAGCTATTTAAGGCTATCAAAGTTACACGCGCTAGGGTGAAAGCTTGGCGCGACGAAATAGGGGTATGGATAGGCCCTACGCGCGTGCGCAAGGCTAAGGGTGACGCGCAGAGTTACCCCTTTATGCAACTGTACGGACGCCGTGCAACTGGCACCAATAAAGGCTACCAGGCTAAGGACTATATGGGCAAGGCTTGGGAGGCGCTGGGCGCTTCAACACGTGCCCGAATTGATCGCGTAGGTAAAAGCAAATGGCAGCAACAACTTAGACGCGCGTTGCAGTGAACTACCTTAAAGTTATACGCGACGCTTTAACGGCTGCCCAGGGGCTGCCCGTTTACGCTATGGCTTCCCCCCAGGGCAGTACAGCGGATCATATAGTATTACAAATGGACAGTTTGGAGGTAACCGAAACCAAAGACGGCTACCGGATGCAGAACGTAAACGCAGAACTGTACATTTACCAGGCCAGCGCTGACAATGCGCAGACCACACTACAAACCATACGCACGTACCTTGCGGCCAACGGAAATACTGCGTACCTTTCCGCGTGGATGACAAACGCCCAAACCCTTTACAATCAAGACGCTGAAAACGTCCTTTTGATAGCTGACTTTACTTTTACAATTAAAACTACCTACTAAAATGGCAACAAATTCCGGTACTGAGTTCCGGTTGCTTTTGAGCACCGACGGCACCACTTTCAAAGGCTTAGCCAATGAAACAGAGTGTTCTTTTGATATTACCAGCGATACCCGCGAAACCACCAGCAAAGACGCCGCCATTTGGCGCACCTTCGTTGCTAGTGCAAAGTCATGGACCGCATCCGGTACCGCTATCTTTGGCGACGACGACGCTACAAAGTGGAACCCTGACGAATTGTACGACTTGGTAGGCACTTTGGTAACTGTTAAATTAACTCCTTGCGCCGCTGGTTCAGTAACCCCAACGGTTGGCGAAAGTAGCTTAAGCGGACAAGCGGTATTTACTTCTTTTTCTAGCTCACAGCCTGACAAAGACAACGGTACGTTTACGTTTCAATTGCAGGGCGCAACTGCTTTCACTAAAACTACAAACGCATAAAAATGGAAAAGGGGCAAAAATTCGCGCTGGGGGCAGCGTTACTATTTGAAGAGTTAACTGGCAAGCGTATGGCTGAGGTTGGTGACGGTTTAGGATTAAGGGACACCATAGTACTGGTTTATTGCCAGCGCTTTTGGAACACTAAAGAAAAGCCAACGCTTGACCAGTTTATTGACGAACTGAGCGCTAATTCCGTAGAGGCCCTCCCGGCGCTTTTAAACGCCCCTTTTTCCCCGAAGGAGGTCCAGTAACTTTACTGGGCCTCCTAATCGGGAGAATAGGGCTGAGTAAAGCCGACGCGCTCAGCTTAACGAGCGCGGAGATTGAAGCGACGCTAACGGCTTTTAATGAAGGGCAAAAAGACGCCTGGCGCCGCACCAGGTACCTAGCCACAATAGTGGCTAACTTTAGCGGTAATGCAAAGAAAGGCGGGTTACAACCTACCGACCTCTTTACATTTGAAGACGAAAAACGAAGCTCCGGAATTGAAAAATTATTTAAGATAGCAAAAGATGGCTGATCAAATTATTTCGCGCTTATTGCTAGGCTTAGATACCCGTGAGTTTCGGAACGGCATCCGCAACGCGGACCGGGAGCTGCAAGGTTTTTCAAAAAATATACAGAATATAGGTAACCTAATTGGCGCCAGCTTTGCCGTTGGGCTTATTCAGGACTTTACTATGGAAGCGGTTAAGCTGGGGGACCAGCTGACAGCCGCTGAGCAGGGTTTTAGGCGCTTTGGTGATGCCGCCGACCTAGACGCGCTGAGAAAGTCAACGCGTGGTATGGTAAGCGACGTGCAGCTACTCCAGCAAGCAATCCAGGCCGGTAACTTTGGAATACCTATTCAAGAGCTAGGTAATTTATTTGCCTTCGCACAACAACGAGCTAAGGAAACAGGGCAAGCAGTTGACTACTTAACGCAATCAATTGTTACCGGTATTGGCCGTAAGTCGCCGCTTATCTTGGACAACCTTGGTATTTCGGCTGTACAATTACGCGAAAAGCTTGGAGGCGTAAGTGCTGAGGCGGCTAGTATTGCAGAGGTAACCAAAGCGGTAGGTGAAATTGCAAGCCAGGAACTGGCTAAAATGGCTTCAGCCACTACCAACGCCACGGATGAGGTTACTCAGTTTCAGGTAGAGTGGCAAAACTTTAAGGCTGAGTTTGGGCAAGCTATTGCGCCTGCAGTTATTGCTTCCATGCGCTTGATTAAAAAGGAAATAAAAGACGCCGATAAATTTGTAAACGATTTAGCAGAAGGTTTTGGCAATGTTTTAAATAAGGCATCCCAATTTGTAACTGGTGGCGCACAGCTAGGCAGCGGAAGCGGGCTTTTGAAGCCTGGCCAAATGAAAAATTTGGCGCAGCAATACTTTGACGCTACCGGCAACACTAAGGCAGCGGACCAGCCGATAACCAAAACCACTACCGCGGTAGATGTTCAGGCCAAAGCGGTAAAGACGGCAACCACAGCGCTAATAGATTACAATGCAATTCTGGAGCGTACCGCCTCCATTAACTCAGACGTAAGCGCGTTTTTTACAGATTTAAACAGCGAACTATTTGCAGGCACTCAATACTGGTACGACTATGGCGACCGGATGGCTGAAGCGCTGGACACCTCAGCACTAGAGGATTTTATGACTTACCACCAGCAAATGGAGGATGAGGTTATACCTGGTATTGTAAACGTCGTAGCTGAGTACAACCGCTTAAACGGCATTATTAACGCCACGGCTTCCACAATAGGCAACGTACTACAACAAAGCTTCAGCGCTGCACTTGTGAACGGTGAGGACTTTTTTAAGGTGCTTTTGGACGGCTTAAAGAAAATGGCGCTACAACTAGCCGCCACGGCAGGGGCTGCGCTTGCCTTATCAATAATTTTAAAAAGCCTAGGCATAGGAGGCGGTGCTGGTATTGGCCAACTGTTCAAAGTGGTAGGTGGACAAATGGGGCTACCTGGCTTAGGTGGCTCCAGCTTTAACCCAAATACTGGACTGGTAGAAAACCTTAACTTTACAGGACGCGTCAGCGGCTCCGACTTGTTATTAAACAATACGCGCAACCTAACTAATTACGGTAGAAGCGGTGGCTAAGACCTTAGTATTTTACGCCAAAACTGCCCGGTACGATTTTAAAATATACGACCTAGGCACTACTTACCAGGACTTTGACTTTACGCCACCGGTAGAAATTGGATGCGCGGACTGGAACATACAATACCAGCCGCAAGACAGTGTACTGCCTGGCATAGTACCCAGCACTTGCACGGCGCAGTTTTACCCTATTGGTGGCACGCCTACATACGACGATTTTAGAACTGTATTTTTTACTAGCACACCGGACTGGGTACTAGAGGTTCACGAAGGGCTTAACGTAGTTTGGCGCGGATTTATTACCGCGGACCTTGGGGAAATTGAGGTAACAAACGGCGAGCGATTTGTAAAAATTACAGCCACGGACGGCTTTCAATTTTTAGATAAAAAAGCGGATTATTTTACTCAAAATACAGTACTTAGTTTTACTAAGACCATAGCCCAGGTATTTACTTTTTGTCAGCTAATTAACTTATTTGAAGACGGCTTTTATATTTCCGAGCACTACCAGCCTACTAATACAATAGCTGGATTTACAAACCAGGGCGGTATGTTCGTAACAGGCACCACCAGGAACGGGCTTATTTTTTCCAACCTGGAACCTAAAAGCTCGCGACAGGTTTTGTTAGATATTTGTACGGCTTTTAACTTACAGCTATTTCAGGACAAAGGAAGCCTAATTTTTAGAAGCTGCCAGTACGAAACCCCAGCGTGGTACAACCTTTACGACAGCGGCGGTTTATTTACGGTTCGCATTACGCCTCCAGCTACAACGGTTACGCCCGTAGTGTACAGCGACGGCGTGGAAATGTATAAACCAGCAAATGCAGAAACTCGCATTACAACGCCTTACGTTGGCAGCGCCTTTATTTGGTACGAACCAACTGACTACCAGGCATACGACGCTGTAAACATAGGCAGCCCCGTAAGCGATGGCACCACTGAAATAGATTTTAATGGTTCGCTGCGCGCCCGGTACAGCCTTCCAGCTTTTTACCCACCGACTACGCGTACCATTACCTTTAAACTTACCTATAAGTACAACGGTTATTACTGGACTGGTACCGCCTGGAGCACTACGCTAACTACCATAGATCACGTGGTTAACTTTTTAGCAGAAAACCCCTCACCTGATCCGGCTATATTTGAAGAAACGCACACGGTAAATAACTATAAACTAAAGGACTTGCCCGCTATTGGCTCAGAGCCTTTTTACTTTACAGTCGCCGGAACGGGCAACGTGGGCAGCTTAACCTTTGCAGCGCAAGCTACCTTTCAGTACAAAGCAGGTGCGCCTACCTACGTTACCTATATTGCAGACAATACTAGCCGTGTTACCGGCATTACTTTGGAGCTGGCTACTTCCTTTACGGATATTGCACAAAGCGGCAGCACCGTATTAAACGGCAGCATCCGCTGGTATGCAAGCGCTGCCAGCACTACGGGCAACGGTAACGCTAATACAAAGTGGGGCAACCAATTTAATCAGCTTATTGAAATTGTTGCAAACCAAATAGCGCGCAAGGCTTACCGCACGCAACAGTACTATGAGCTGGAGCTAGACGGTAATATAAGCTATAACCATACCTTTAACTGGGGCGGTGTTGACTACAAAGCAGTAAACTTGCAAATGCTGGAGCGCAGTACGCGCGTTACATACCGTGAATTTATAGACGGAAACCTTTTACCTTCCGACTAATGATCAGCTACGAACTACCTAAAAATTTACAATACTATACCTAC